ATCATATGTGGAAACGGTTGGAAAGTGGACGGCTGGTCCAGGAGAACCCATAGCTCCCGGCGCTTTTAAGCTAAATACAATGAAATCTGTAGGGCACTCTTGGGGCGCGAAAGGTTATATTCAGCCTTCTTCATTTGCGCATGAAGGATCGACATTCCCTGAGGGCCATGTTTTCCATCGCCTAACTACGGTTGCCGAAAAAAGCTTTCATCAAAAAGGTACTTATTGCACAGCCTCTACGGAGGACTTCAATAGGTATGTCGCTGGATTTCGTCAAGAGTTATTTTCAGATGAACTACACCACGTTACCTTCAAAGCCACAAAAGAGATTAAAGTTCCTGGGTTAACGGACACATTAGAAAGTCTTCGCCGATCTCTTGGCCCAGACGCAACAATTAAGGATGCCCATAGTTGGTATAATCGACTATCGGGCGGGGAATGGGACAGAAGTGATCCTATTGTTAGTGGTTTCTTTAAAGAATTAAAGAAACAGGGTTATCATGCTATCGTTGATGAGATGGATGCTGGAGTTATTGGTGAGAAGCCACTAGTTATATTTGACCGATTGGCTGTTGGTAAAAAAGCATCTGAACTTATGACTTCTGAAACCATCAAAGCTGCTGAAGCCGCTTTGACCGAGATCTCGAATCGAAAATAGGAAAGGAGGTAACCCATGGCCGTTCTAACACGGTTGAAGCACAGTTGGAACGCGTTTCGAAACCAGGATGAGCCACAAACCCAAACTTGGAATATAGGCACGAGCTACTCATCGCCTCCGAGTCAAATTCGACGCTATATCACCAACGAGCGATCAATCATCTCGGCCATCTATACCCGCCTCAGTGTGGACGTCGCCTCCAATCCAATTCTGCACGTGCGTCTGGACGATGACCGTCGTTTTATTGAAGAGATTGATAGTGGGCTCAACAACTGCTTGACAATCGAAGCCAATATTGACCAGGAGGCTCGTGCTTTCCGCCAGGACATGGCAATGTCACTCTTTGACAAGGGTGTTATTGCGATCGTCCCAGTTGATACCACAAAGAATCCAAAGATCACGGATAGTTTTGAGATTAGGACCTTGCGTGTTGGTGAAATTGTCCAGTGGTATCCGAAGCACGTCAAGGTAAATGTTTATAACGAAGCAACTGGTCAGAGAGAGGATGTTCTTCTGCCAAAGAGTTTCGTTGGCATTGTAGAGAATCCGCTATATTCCATCATGAATGAGCCAAATTCCACTCTGCAGCGACTCATGCGAAAGCTTAGTCTTCTTGACTCCGTTGATGAGGCATCTAGTTCGGGTAAGCTCGACCTGATCATTCAGCTTCCATACGTCGTCAAGTCTGAGGCTCGTAGGCAGCAGGCCGAACAAAGGGCAAAGGATATTGAGTTCCAGCTCAAGGGCAGTCAGTATGGTATTGCCTACACTGATGGCACGGAGAAGATCACTCAGCTCAATCGACCTGCCGAGAACAACCTTCTCAAGCAAATCGAGTACTTGACGGGTCTCCTGTATGGTCAGCTTGGCCTTACGCCAGAGATCATGAATGGTACTGCTGATGAAAAGACGATGCTGAACTACAACAATCGGACAATTGAGCCTATTCTCTCTGCCCTTTCAGGAGAGATGAAGCGCAAGTTCCTTACCAAGACCGCTCGTTCACAGAAGCAGTCCATTGCGTTCTTCAATGATCCGTTCAAGTTGGTTCCGCTGGCTGATCTTGCGGAGCTGGCTGACAAGTTCACTCGTAATGAGATTCTCTCTTCGAATGAGTTCCGTCAGATTCTCCGGTTCAAGCCGTCCAAGGACCCAAAGGCTGACGAGTTGCGTAACAGTAACATGCCTCAGTCTGAGCTTGGCGTTGCAGCACCTGCAGCAGAAGCCCCAGTGGATGATACTGCTGAGGAAGATGACGACATCATGCAGGATGCTTTCGCAAGTCTGAACACAGAGCTTGATGACATCTTTGCCGAATTGGGGGTTGATGAATGATTGTAGATGACTCTGCCCTCATCCATGAGGCTCCCTATGATCCAAACAAGGCCCGAGAGTACTACCTACGCACTCGGAAGCTAAAGGGACGTAAGGCTGGTGCGGGCGATCCCCAACCATCCGGCCGCTCTGGGTCAGCAAAGCCTACTGGGGCTAAGCGAACCGCTAAGCCAAAGAAGACCCCTGCCCAGAAACGAAAGGAAGCAGAAGCCCAGGTTGCTAATCTCAAGAAGCGACTTGCTCGTTTAAAGGATGTCCTGGCTGATCTAGTTAAGGCGGCCAAGGCCCGTAGCGGCGTCGAGACCAAGACTGATAAGGCAAAGTCTCAGGCTCAAAAGAACCAAGACGCCAAGGCTAAGACACCATTGACTGCTAAGCAGAAGCGTGAAGCAGCCAAGAAGGCCAAGGAGCGCTACGAAGAAACCAAGAAAGCTCCAGATAAAGACATCGAAGAACTTCAAGCCCAGATCAAGGACATCAAGGCCAAGATCAAGAAAGCTCTTGAAGATGCTAAGAAGCAATCTGCTCGCAAGTCCAAATCCCAAACGGCGACGAAAGGCCGTTGACACTAACAAGGAAGGAGCCAGTCAAAATGGAAGCTGATTTCAGCGGCTATGCCACTAAGGCCGGTCTCAAGTGCTCCGACGGTCGAACGATTATGCCCGATGCATTCAAGCACAATGACGGCATGACTGTTCCGCTCGTTTGGCAGCATGGTCACAATGATCCCACCAACGTTCTTGGTCACGCGCTTCTGGAGAACCGACCGGATGGCGTTTATGCCTATGGTTTCTTCAATGCGACCGAGGCGGGTCAGAGCGCAAAGGTTCTGGTCCAGCACAAGGACATCACCATGATGTCGATCTATGCAAACCAGCTCGTGGAGAAGAGCAAGGCAGTTCTCCATGGAGCAATCCGAGAGGTTAGCCTGGTTCTTTCAGGTGCCAACCCCGGTGCTCTTATTGACAACGTCAATCTGGCTCACTCAGATGGCGAAGTTGAGACTCTTGAGGATGAGGCCATCATCTACACCGGTCTGGTTCTTGAGCATGAGAGCAAGTCTGACGCAGCGCCTGCTGCTGATGAGAAGACTATCGAGGACGTTTACAATTCGCTCACCGAAGAGCAGAAGAATGTCGTCCACTTTATGATCGGAGCCGCTATCGAGGCTGCCGATGGCAAGTTGCAGCAGAGCGATGATGATTCAGATGAGGAAGTTGTCGAGCATTCTGACGATGACGAAACTTCTGATGATGCTAGTTCCGATGTTATTCAGCAGTCTGATGACAATGCGTCTGATGACGACAACCCCGAGGGCGACCTCAACCACCAGGAAGGTACCGAAATGAACCATAACGTCTTCGAGAAGAATGGCGCCGCGCCTCAGGCTCAGGCTACTCTGACGCATGACCAGTTGACCACCATCATCGATGATGCCAAGAAGTTTGGCTCCTTCAAGGAGTCTTTCCTTCAGCACGCCGTGACCTACGGCATCGAGAACATTGATTTCCTGTTCCCGGATGCTCAGCTTCTGTCCAACAGCCCGGAGATGGTTACGCGCCGCCAGGAGTGGGTTTCGGCCTTCCTTGCGGGTACGCGCAAGTCTCCGTTCTCGCGGATCAAGACTGTCTCTGCTGATCTTACGCTTGAGGATGCTCGGGCCAAGGGTTATGTCAAGGCCAGCCTGAAGAAGGAGGAGTGGTTCGCACTCGCGAAGCGTACGACCACCCCGACCACCATCTACAAGAAGCAGAAGCTGGATCGCGATGACATTATTGACATCACCGATCTGGACGTCGTGGCTTGGCTGAAGGCTGAGATGCGGATCATGCTGGACGAGGAGATCGCTCGCGCGTGCCTCGTTGGTGATGGCCGTCAGATCGACGATGACGATAAGGTCGATGAGACCGCCATTCGTCCGATTGCCTTCGAGGATGACTTCTATGCGCACAAGGTCACCATGGCCCAGACCGTTACTGGCGACGGGATTGTCGATGCTATTGTCGGCGCTCGCGTGAACTACCGTGGCCAGGGCTCTCCGACGATGTTCTGCACCGAGGCGCTTCTGACCGAGCTGCTTCTGATCAAGGACCTGCAGGGTCGTCGTCTGTACCCGACTCAGAATGAGCTGGAGGTTGCTTGCCGCGTCTCGAAGATCGTGACGGTTCCCGTCATGGAGACCCTGCAGACCAACACTGGCGATCTTATCGCGATTCTGGTCAACCTGAATGACTACACTGTCGGCGCCAACAAGGGTGGACAGATCTCGATGTTCGATGACTTCGACATCGATTACAACCAGTACAAGTACCTGATGGAGACCCGCATGTGCGGCGCTCTGACCGGGTTCAAGACTGCTGTGGTCATTTCCCGTAGCACCACCGGTACCCTGGTTACTCCTGCCATCCCGACCTTCGTGGCCGCGACTGGTGTTGTGACGATCCCGGCGACCGCTAACGTGGTCTACACGCAGGATGGCACTGTCCGTACTGCTGGTGCTCAGACGGCCGTTGCTGCTGGCGTTACCACCGAGGTTGTGGCCACGCCTGCTACCGGTTACTACTTCCCGCACAACTTCGACGCTGACTGGTCGTTCACGCGTAACGCGTGATAGGGGAGTAACATGGCAAAGTTCTACGGTAAGATTGGGTATGGAGAGACCGTGGAAACAGCGCCTGGAGTGTGGGCGGACAACATCGTCGAGTATGACTACTATGGCGATGTTGTCCGCAACACACGTACACTCCAGGAGGGTGAAAAGCTCAACAATGATCTCTCCGTTGGTAACTCGATCAGTATTGTTGCCAATGCATACGCGAACTCACACTTCTTTGCCATCAAGTATGTCGAGTGGGCGGGGACTCTGTGGACGGTTTCAGACGTCGAAGTGCAGAGTCCCCGTCTTCTTTTGAGGTTGGGAGGTGTGTATAATGGCCCCACGCCTGCAGCTCCAGTCACTCCTTGAGAGTCTTCTGGGCAGCAGTAATGTATATTTCCAACCTCCGGCCAGTATGCAGATGAAATATCCTTGTATCGTGTATTCTCGCGATAATGCGGATACTAAGTTCGCAAACAACAACCCTTATCGCTATACCAAGCGATATCAGGTGACGGTAATTGATCGAGACCCCGACAGCGGAACTCCCGATAAGATCGCCGTTTTGCCGATGTGCACCTTTAATAGGTTCTTCACGGCAGACAACCTCAACCACGATGTATTTACTCTCTTCTTCTAGAAAGGAAGAATAATGACTGCTCTCACTTGGGACGGGGCTGGCACGCGTCTTTTCGAGACCGGTGTCGACAAGGGCGTCCTCTATATCCCTGATGTCAATGGCATCTATAACACGGGTTATGCTTGGAATGGTCTCACGACCGTTACTGAGTCGCCCTCAGGTGCTGAGTCTTCGGCTCAGTATGCGGATAACATCAAGTACCTGAATTTGGTTTCGGCCGAGGAGTTCGGCGCAACCATCGAGGCGTTTACGTATCCCGACGAGTTCGGACAGTGCGACGGCTCGGCGACGCCTCTGGCGGGCATCAAGCTCGGTCAGCAGACTCGCAAGATGTTCGGTCTGTGCTTCCGCACGAAGATTGGCGATGATCTGGTTGGTACGGACAAGGGCTACAAGCTGCATCTGGTGTATAACTGCCAGGCGGCTCCGACGGAAAAGGCTTACGCTACCGTCAATGATTCGCCCGAGGCCATCACCTTCAGCTGGGAGGTCACGACTACTCCGGTCGCGGCTACCGGTTACAAGAACACTGCAAGCATTACGATCGATTCCACCCTGGTGGACTCGGCTAAGCTGGCTGCTCTTGAGTTGGTGCTGTACGGTACTGTCGGCGTCGACCCGCTGCTTCCGACCCCGGATGCTGTGATTGCGGCTCTTACTACGACCCTTACTACGGTTAACATGGGTCTTTATGCTAATCAGCCGACGTATGTTTCTGGTACTCACATTGTCACGCTGCCCACCGTCACCGGTGTCACGTGGAAGATCAATGGCGTTACCAAGTCGGCCGGGGCTCAGCCGGCTCTGACGGTTGGCCAGTCCTCCTTCATTACCGCACATGCAACCACGGGCTACCGTCTGATCGGAAACGACGACTGGACGTTCGACTACTAAACCGATTGACCGACAGGAGGCCAGAGAGTGCTTACTATCACAGTTCCAGGAATCCAACTTTGGGATGAAATTCTTGAGGAATTCACCAACGCCGAGGGATTTACACTGGAGCTGGAGCACTCTCTGGTCTCACTGTCAAAATGGGAGTCGTTTTATGAGAAGCCGTTCTTAGGTACGGAATCTAAGACAAATGAAGAGACGATTTCCTATATCAAGTTCATGATTCTAACCCCCGATTTTCCTCCGGAGGTTTTCTCCAGATTGTCTGAGGAGAATCTTTCGGAGATTAATGCCTACATCGATGCGAAGATGACCGCTACTTGGTTCACGGAACTTACTCCAGCGGCCAGGAAGAACACAGAAGTCATTACCGCTGAGCTGATCTACTACTGGATGATCACATTTAACATCCCGATCGAGTTCCAACACTGGCATCTCAATCGATTGTTCACGCTCATCAAGATTTGCAATGTCAAGAATGCTCCACCGAAAAAGATGAGTCGCAGTGATATTGTCGCTCGTAACCGCAGTCTGAATGAGCAGCGTAAGGCCCAAATGGGGACCAACGGATAACGAGAGGAGGCACTCACAATGACTAGGCTTGTATGGGGCGAAGAATCAGCCCGACGCTATGAAACAGGCATTGACCGGGGTGTCCTCTATCCATCAAATGGTCCAGGTGTGGTCTGGAATGGGCTTGTCAATGTTGAGGAGTCTTTTATCGGAGGTGAGGTTACCTCACTCCACTTCGACGGTATCAAGTATCTCGACACGGTAAGCCCTAAGAACTATCAGGCGACCATTACGGCATTTTCTGCTCCGGAGGAATTTGGTCCATGTGTCGGGGACAAATCGGTCATTCCTGGCTTCATTCTGACGAGGCAACCGCGCACCCGCTTCGGTTTCTCCTATCGCACCAGCTATGGCAATGACGTAGGCTACAAGCTCCATATTGTCTACAACGCCACAGCCAGTCCGAACGGTAAGGAGTACACCTCGACCAATGCGTCGCCCAGTGCGAAGTCATTGTCCTGGAAAGTGGATGCAACACCACCGTCGGCAACCACATACCGCCCCTCAGCGCACTTCGTCCTTGATTCCACAAAGGTATATCCTGACGCCCTAGAAGCAGTTGAGACCCTGCTCTATGGGTCTACCAAGATCTCTCCACGATTACCTCTTATTGAGGAACTGATGGACCTGACATCCGCATGGT